CAGGAACTGGCTGTCCTCGGCGTTCAGCGCCATCGACTTCCAGTCCAGCCCCATCTCAAGGATCATCGGGCGGTGAGCATTGCCAAGCCCGGTGTGACGCTCCTCAAAATCTTTCTTCAGGCGCTCGTAAGCCTGATCTGACAGCGTCTGCTCTGTACGCAACACACCCGACGTCACCGCACCATTGCTGAACAGTCTGGCCCCGTGCTCTTCGGTCGCTGCCGCCAGCGATATTGCCTCGCGGGCATAGGCGATGGGATTCAGCCCCACCAGTCCGTCCAGCGTCAGCGTGCGCACATGCCAGATATCCTCCTGGCTCAGTACATCCGTGGAGCCATCCGGGAATGTGACCTGATAGACCGGCTCCCAGCTACTGTTAAGCTTCGGTACCACACAGCCGGGATCGACGGGCAGCAGTTCAGCCACTTCGCCAAATGCTTTCACTTTGTAGGCGTAAAAGTTTCCCCTCAGGCACAGACAGGTGACCACCAGCTCCCAGAACTCCTGCGGCGTCATATAGCCATTAGGATGCGTGGAGATCAGCTTATGCAGACGTTCGCCGGTGGCTCTCTGTTTCAGGCTGCCGTTCAGGTGATACAGATTGCAGGGCAACATCCCGACCGACTCTGCCAGCACCCTGACGCAGGAAAAAACCGCCGTCAGTCGCATGGCCCGCTGGCTGCTGATCTGCTTTCCGGTATAGGTGTCATATGACAGCCCGATAGCATCTGCCAGCTCTGCTGGCGTGGTCACCGGCGCGTCACTTTTTCGTTGAAATAATCCCGAAAAGAACACTATTTACCTCCGCCGACAGACGGCTGTGTACGGTCGAGATATCGCGCCACCAGCCACGACCAGAACAGGCACAGCACCCCGGCAACAACAAAACCCGCCGGGGGATAAATCAGCCAGGCACCATACGCCAGCAAAAGCGCACCCAGCACGCCCACCAGTGGCGCGAGAATTATCAGAAACATAATGACCTCGGTTAAAGCGAGCGGATGCCCACGCTGACCAGATGTTCAGACAGATCCGGCTCCGGTTCACCACCATTGACCAGCATCCGGCTCATTGCTGTAAACATCGCAACAGGGCCGTCGATTTTGGCTTCCGGCGTGGATTTATTCGGGAAGATATTGTCGTTTTTGTCCGGTTTTACCGTAACGTTAGACATCATCCAGTTCATGACCGGATGATTGCTGTGATGGAAACGCCCCGCATAGACCAGTGATTCCGTTTCCTTCATGGCCTCTGACAGATTGCGGACCGTCTGCGGAACCTCCACCAGCGGTATCCCTTCTTCAGCCAGTGCCAGGCTGAACTGCATTGCGCTCCACGGGTCAAATCCCAGTTCCCTGAGGTTTTCACCACCAATCCATTCCAGTAAGTCACTTTTTATCTGAGCATGATCGATAACATCACCATCCGTCAGAATCAGCTTATCCATCTCCGCCCACTTCCGGTAAAGTTCTGCCTGCTGCCGCGAGCATCGTTCCAGCCGTCCTTCCGGGAGCCAGAATTTAAAATCGGCATGAACATGCCCGTTATCCGTTCGCCAGAGTTTTGTCGCCGCACAGATATCAATCTTATGAGCAAGGTCAACGCCGACCCACATGGGATACGTTTTCAGCTCATGTCGTGGGGCAATGTATTCGCATTTCTCCCACTTAATCATGTCCATCCAGGCAGACTCTGCTGTCACCCACACATTCATGTGTTTCGTGAAAAAATTCACCCGCGCAGAGACCTGCTCCTTCGCTTTTTTTGCCAGGCGACGCAGATCATCCCAGCGTTTACAGATGCCCAGGCCAGGATTCGCTTTCTGCCAGACCGTTTCATCAAACGGATCATCTCCCTCATCGAGGGTGTAAATAATCGCAAAGTAGGAGTCGTCTTTTACCGCGCCCTCCACGTCGCTGTTATAGCCACGCAATACCTTGATGGCGTAATCACGCTGCTCGTAACAAATCCCTTCCTTGTTAAACCCTGCCGTGGTGATACCAAATAAAAGGGACTGCAGACGGGCACCGGTTGCCGTTTCCAGAACGTCCCACACGTCACGGGTTTTATGTGCATGCAGCTCATCAATAATGGCGCAGTGGATGTTCAGACCATCCAGGTTGTTTGCATCCGAAGAAAGCGGTTCAAATTTTGATGCGCTCTGCTCCTGGTAAATCGCCAGCTTGTTGAAATCAAACAACCGCCCGAGTGTCGACCGGGCTTTTCTGACCATATTTTTGGCGTCTTCAAACACGATTCTGGCCTGGTCACGCGTGGTTGCGGCTGAATACACCTCAGCTCCGCCTTCACCATCTGCCCCCGTCATATACAGGCCGATACCCGATGACAGAGTTGATTTTGCGTTTTTACGGGCGACTTCGTTGTACGCCGTCCGGAACCGGCGCACCATCACCGGACGTCCGCTGCCATCGCTGCGCATGACAACTTCCCCGGTATCTTCATTCACCAGCGGAATGACAAAACCAAAAATATTAATGAGGATAAATACATGCCAGTCCATCAAGTCAATGGGCTGGCCTGCCAGCACCCCTTTTACATGAGGTACAAATTTGTAGAAATTCAGGATGTGCTGCGCACGGGGTTCACTGAAATAAATCCCCCGCTCTTCGCCGTACTTCAGATCATCAAGAAAACGCTGGCAGGCCAGACGGACAAATTCGCCAGCAACAATTTCTCCTGCAACAACACGTTCGGCGTAGCGGATCCCGTCAGCCACTTTTGCCATCAGTCTCTCGCTTTTAAAAGCTCCGCCAGCGGATCAACATCATCCGGTCCGGCGATATTTACTTTAGCCCGGCTTGCCGGTGACATACCAAACTCTGCAAGCATTGCCCGGATCCGCTTCCAGGCATCCGCTTTCATTGCCGCCGCGGGGTGCGCCTTAATCAGTACATCACCGCTCTGCGTTTCCGTGCGGTAGGTATACCCCTCAACATCGAGTGTTTCGCAGTGATGCCGGTATTCGGTGTAGGCTTCCACCAGTAACTCGAGTGCACGCGCATCAAGCTGAGAAATGATCCCTTCCGCATTCAGTTCTTCCGCCATTCGCCTGAACCAGTACTTCCCCTGTGCCCCTAAATGTTGCGGAATTTTAGGGAGACCTTTTTCATCCTTTTTAGCGATTTTTTTTGGGTCTTTAACGGGGCGCTTTGAGGGGTTGCCTCGTATCAAATGCAGGCGTGGCGGGGTTTTCGGGGGTCCTGACATAATCGGTTTTACCTATCAATCGTTTAATCACATTCCCAAAAAAAAGTTTTCGAACCTGCGGCGATGTGAGGATGGGTCAGGCGGCGGTACTGAGCAGCCAGAGTTGCAGAGATTTGACCCGCCCCTCCCCTACAGATGGGAACTGTTATCAATTGATGCGTTCGCGCGCTGTTTTTGCTTTATGGCAGGGCCAGCACAGACTCTGCAGGTTACTGTCTGCATCCGTGCCACCATGAGCTTTCGGAATGATGTGGTCCACAGTTCTGGCTTCAACGGCTCTCCCATTGCGCAGGCAGTTCTGACACAGATGATTATCACGCTTCAGTATGCGCGCACGTATGGCATCCCATTTCGTGCCATAGCCACGCTGGTGGCGACTTAGTCCGCGTTGATGCTGTGCCCATCCTTCGCCACGATGTTTATCGCAGTAACCAGAACTGTCTGTGGTTGTACCTGCACATCCACGTTTACGGCAGGCGCGTGGGATTAGTGCTGGCATGTTTCGCCCTTATATAAATCAAAAGTGACCTGCATTGAGTATCTCCATGAAATAGATTTGCCGCTGATATGAGCCAGATCAATAGACTTCATGAGCTAACGGGTGTAGATATTACTTTTTACTTCAGAGGGTTAACTCATGGATATTAAGGATAAAATCAATACCATTTTGTTATGTGACATTGCCATCCACCTAGGTATCGAAACTGATATTGATCCACAGCTTGTAAAATATGCTGTGTCATCTGGTAATGATTGGGTTATGAAGGCCGAATATTCACATTTGGATGTTGATGAACCAAGTAAAGAAGATCGTGATTTTGTTACTGCTGTCTTGAATATGTACCGCGGACTTTCCAATGCTTTCAGGAAACTTAGTGATGACGAGCAAAAAGAATTAGTCCGTGACCATCATCTAAAAATACATGATGGGGAAATTCAGCTCCCAGGTTTCGACGGTAATAATGAATGCGATTACTTCAGTATCATTGAGGCGTATCAGAAAATTGATCGCTTCCCCGAACAGAAACAGCCCATTGCCAATACTCATTCACGTACAGAACATCTCTATAACGCAATGCTTGATGAGTTTAAGAAAATTGACGCTGTAAATCGAAGCTGGGATTTATCAAAGGAAGAACTGGCATCCATTCTTTCCACAGCTCCACGCAGTTTCTAAGTGCTTTAGGCGGGTTTCCAACCCGCTTTATTATGCTCGTATAAAAAAGGAAGCTCCCAAATTAACCAGCACGGATTTCTTTTCCTCAATGTGGCGGTCAAGTTCAGCAACTGCATGCGGGCGTATAGCCTCAATAAAGGCATTATCTTAATAGGCAGACTGGATTGTCACACCAAGCCCAGCACCACTTTCCAGTATACCTTTCTGTCGCTGTAGCTCTTTCATCTCGTTATAGATGTAATGCGCGTTACTTAAGTTCTCTGCGTTCATGCCCCGCTTTCTTCCTGCAGTTAGCCTGCACTGATTTGTTATGCGCCAATATGTCCCGCTTCGTCTGTTTATCCAGCACGGTAATATCGTGCTCTGTTAGGTAGATGATGTTCACCCAGTCACAGGTCGTGTCCGTTACTTCAGGCTTTGCGGGTATAGCTTTCGCGCAACTCGTGGTCAACATCGTCATCAGAAAGATGGTTAACAGTCTGCTGTACATCCCTAGCCCCTTTTATTGTCTCTACCCTGCGTTTGGCGACCGCTTCAATAGCCGCTGCACGTTCTTCCGTACGTTGCTGGTCTGCTTTTGTTTCAGCGATTCTGGTACCGCGTGATTTACCCAGACCAAAAGCACCAGCAATTGCTGCCAGTGCAGCAAGAACTAAGCCAATAATCATTTCAAGCCCCATAGTGACCTCACACCAGTGCGGCTTTAGCTTTGGCGTAACGTTCACGACGGTCTTTAATGCCGTTCTGCCCGCCATTAATAATCTGCGTGACGCGCTCCAGCTCTCCCGAGTAAAGGAGACAACCACGTAACGTGAAAAACCAAGCAGCAGAACGGGCAGCATGCTTCTCCTGCGTCAGCAACTCTGGTGTACCGATTAGATCAAGCTTCAGCGCCGTACCGCATTTGGCGTAGTTCTCCCGGCCGGTGATTTGAAGCAGGCCACGACCACGATATTTCCAGCCATCCCCTTGGCTGTTATTCCCCAGGCGGTTACCGTAAACCAAATTGGCTATTTGCTGCTGGTGGGCTATCTGCCTACCATCGATACGTCCCAACATTTCACACTGATACGGAGTCAGGCGTTTACCAAAGGTTTTCTTCAGACCCTCTACCGAATAGTTAAAGCTCTCCACCAGCGAGGTAAAACCGGCCGATTCGTGCCCAACTTGTGCAATGAACATGGCCTGATCGTTAACTGCTGTGATTTCAAACTCTTTCAATGCCGCATCAATGTGCGGAAACCAGCGCGCAGAAAGCCCGGCGCTGATACCAGCCGCCTGCTGAAATTGTGATTGGTTCATTAGCGCCTCAGATGATCAACCAGACGTGCCACGTTGCCTCTGACGGCTACCAGCACAGAGAGGAAAATAATGTTGGCCCCGATAGTGCCCCATGATGAGTACGGGTAAATACCGCACAGATACGCCAGCGGAACGGCACTGTACATGACCGTAAGCAGCCACGCTAAACGAGATATCCACGGCCGATGTCGCGAGTCGCCGCGACGGTAAAACATCAGGGTTAACACTACCCCAGCACAAAGCAATGCATTAAAAGTTGCCGATAGGTCATTTTGTACCACCTGAACCTCCCCGGCGCGTTATGAGCGCCACCAGCGAACCGATACCCTGGTTATTCAGAAACGTCAGGATTTTAACGGCTAAAGCAGAGACGATTACGGCACCAATAGCATCCAGAGGTTTATCACTGTATCCGGTCAAATTCGCCAGTTTGGAACCAACTAACCCAGAACACAAAACCCCAGCGATATATGACACGATGAAATATGCCAGTCGGAGCGTTGCCGTCAGATCTGCAGTTGTCGCTATGTAGAAAACAGCTCCTGCAAATGCGCCAAATACAACACCATAATCCGTACCTGTAAACAGGCCATAAATACTAACTCCCGTTAGAACTCCTCCGGCTAACCCAGTACCGGAAATAGGATCGGACATTAAGCCACCTCTTATGACTGTGGGTTCTCTGAGAAAAAAATGTAAGGAGAGGAATGGAGCTCAGACTCACCCCCTTATACCAAAGGGGAAGTGAAAGTGATTTCCAGCTCCTGAAATGCAAAAGCCCCCATTGGGAGCCTTCGAAGTGGAGAAACTCTAGCTAATTTTATTTTGTTGGTTTAGGGCCCAATGTAAATTTTGATTTAGTTCCTTTTCTTAACCGTTTAACATCAGGGAAAATATCCACCAACCGTTCAGTACACTTAATCAAAGATTCAGTACATAGCAACATACCCATTATTATATATCCAAAATCGAACTTGTTAAAACAACCAGTCCCTCTCCCATTCGGTTCCATTTTGTAATATGACATAGGGAGTATGTGTGTGTAATGCGATAGAAAATCAAACATCACTTTAAACGATTTTGGGTCTTTCCCTAGTTTAATCAATAAATCGTCTCTATTAGGAATTGTTAAAGCCTTGCCTGACAAGCAACGTTTCCTAGTACCACTATCAAGTGATAAAAAAGCAGGGTTTTTATTGAGTCTTTCCGCAATTATACTCTGTTGCTCATTATAAAACCCTAATGCTTCTGTATTATCACTTTGCGTGAATAATTCTATCCTTTTTACACAATCATTCATGTGCATAACATTTAGCTTTGCTGACCAAGCCTCTTCTGAATCTGGTGCTTCAGACAAATACATAAACAGAAGTTCAGCTTCAAGGATCGCCCTGACATGAGATGCTATAGAAGCAAAATCCCAGAAATCGTAATCTCGCTTAGCCCATCTGGACTTAGGAACATTAGAAATCATAATCGAAGCATGAATGCAAATTCGTGCAAATATATATGTTGACCAACCTTGATAAGCCTCAGCCATTCGCACACCTACTCCCTGACTTACCGCATTGGCTTCACAAACAGCTTTATCAAACTCCCTAAGAACATGGTGGAAGTCATCAATTGTAAAATCATTACGTTCGAGTGGATTCTCTAAGTTTTCTGCCTTATCTGATTTCATGTTGCAATGGTCCAAAAAGTAATTAAACGCATGCATTGTAATACAAAAAACCCGCTTATCGGCGGGTTTTGCTTACTTTGCCATCGCATACAAAATCGGCAAAATATCAGATTTACACAAAATGTACGCGATTTAATTGACTTTTGCAATATCTCGTCGTGAAAAGATCGCTTTTTGTTGCGTTCTCTTTTTCACGGTGGAAATCAAGGATTCTGTATCGAGATTCTTAAAAATGTCGCACATCTCACGCCAGTAGTTCGCATAATTATGGCTCCAGTTGTCTGGCTTAACTCCACACAGTCTGGCAAGCTCCTGCCGCTGGTAGACCTCGCTCCCGGTAACCCATCCTCTGACATCCTGTGCCGCCAGCCATATCAACTTCTTCACACGCTCCAGCGTTTTTCCTGCAATTTTTCTGGTACCAGACTGGGTTTTAAATTCATTCCACACCCACTGCGTTATCGCGATCTGATGCTCCCAGCAAATGTTTCCGCCGTAACACCACAACAACCAGGCTTTATGATGCTCTTCAAGAGACAGAACAGCCCGCCGCCACGATGATGTCGAAAACTCAACCGGACTGACCAGAGGAATTGACGTCCCCTTCGCCAGCGATTGCTTCCCCGGGATTGGTGGATTATCCCGCGTTATCATTTTTCCAGTCACTTCATCGCGGTACCGGATTTTTTTTCGCCTGTAACGCCCTGTATCGAACATGGCATTCTCTTGCCAGGCTTCAAGCTGACCTTTTGTTGCCCCACTCAAATCAGCGGTAGCGACAATGAGCTGCTCACGCACAAACTGTAAATACTGGTTATTCATGCGCACTCCAGTTCTGTGATTTTTATCCCCAGCCGCCCACCAGGAACGAGCTGACCGCGCACAATATTGATTTCATCAAACTGCTCGTCGTCGATGAGTAGTCCGGCATGCGTCAGCGCATCCAGTGGTGCTTTCAGGATATTGTCCAGGTCACGACGGCGCTTATCCGGTGGCTCTGCAATAATCTTTATCGCCAGCCTTCCGGACAGGTTTAATTTCAGCCGCTGCTGGCGAACAATTAGCGCCACATCACGGCGATAACGCTTTCCCGCCTCCGAGATGAAATACGTATTGCCATGACGTCGCCAGTAGGTATTCACCGTCGGCGGGTAAGGCAAAGCAAATTCTATGCGTTCAGTCATTCATGCTTTCCACTTCAGGACACCCGAATTTCTCGCGTGCATTAAAAAACGAATCAGCAACAACAGCTGGCTGCCGTGTTTTTCTTCAAAATCTTTTACCCCGGCGTGCAGTTCGTTATGACATTTACGGCACAGCGGAATAACAAACAAATCATCAGCCTTTGTTCCCATTCCTCCCAGTCCATGACCAATGATGTGATGCGGATCATCTGCCTGATTACCGCACGTCATGCATTTCTGCGTTTTTACCCAGCGCGTGTATACAGGCATCTCTTCCCGTTGTGGTTTCTGGCGCTGGAGATACTGAGCCGGTGACTCCGGATCAACGGCAATGCTGACCACCGTCTTTTCCTGTGGCGGGTTTTGCTGGTGGGCGTGAGGCAGCGGCGCAAGATTTTTTGTGCGCTGCTTCAGTATGCTGGTGGCGGTCTGCTCTCCCGGTACGATGTCGCTTTCGCGATATACCGAGTGGATTTTTTCCGCACGTAACCCCAGAGAACGACGTAATACTGCCTCCGGTAGCGCGTCCGCTACCTGATTGCAGACCGCCCACCAGGATAATTCAGCCAGCGATAATTCCCGCTCCTGTGTGCCATTCATTGCGTGACGGATGACGTCAATCATCCATGCTGACAAGTTTTGATGAGCAAGTTGCCCGAGTGATTCGGATGTCTGGTCACGCAGCTGGTTGTCGCAGTGCCAGCACAACACCATGGCGCCGGTACCATAACGGTGAATGACGGTTTCGCTGTGATGATAATCGCCGTGTGGCCACTGGCAGGATTTAATATGGCGCAACAGCCAGTCAGACAGTGCACCAGCGCCGCCAGCAGCACGAATCACCCGCTCATCGCTGAAAAATGGCAGTAATGATTTATCCTCCGCCAGCGGCTGGCGAACGGCAGGAACGACTCCGGACGGCAGACTGCGCATGATTTTTGGTTCCGGCTCCACCAGCACCCGGGGATTGTGAAATACCGGCATAGATTCACGCCCCGGCTTTAGCACCACCAGCCCAAGTTCCGGTACGGGAACAGGTCGAAGTAATACCCGCACGTTACCTCCAGATGCGTTGCTGGAATGTGCGGGACGGACGCGGTGGGCGTTCGGAATAAGGGAGTCTGACGTAGATTATCCAGAGACGATAATCGAGGCTGAGGGCTTTCCTGAACTCATACCCACGTCTGCGGTAGTTCTGAATTAGCCACTCTGCCTGTTCTTCAGTGCATGGATCATGCTGGAACCAGTCAGATTTGAATGCGTGCGAATGCCGCCCGTGCCTGCTGGCAAAGACAGCGAGATTATCAGAATTGTGTGATCTGGAATTTTGCGCCATCGGCTTTCTCCGGTGGCACAGTGTTACTCAACAGGGGTTCAGCCCTGCGCTGAATTGTAGATGAATTCACTCATCTTCAAAAGCAGAAAAACCAGCCTTAATCCCAGCTTCTTTCAGAGACGACAACGATGTGACAAATTCATTTGCACGCAAAATAAAACCATCCGTCACAAGCCCATCCACCAAATGAATTAACGCAGCTCCACTCTTCCTTTGTTGAGACTGTAAACATTTAATACGGCAGTGGCTGACAATAGCGCCATTCTCAACGCGCACAGTATAGAGGCCATCTTCACTAAAAATTTCACGTAATTCTTCGATTTTCATCAACAGAATCCTTCCAGATAAATAGCACTCCCCTGTTTGGGGTCCATCCATCTTCTCCCTGCGCGCTACTTAAGAATTTTTGATTCTATGTTGGCTCATTATCTGTTCAATACATCCGCGACGCCTTTACAGGCAAACGTGATGACGCAATCAAAAAGATCAACCCCACTAAAAATAAACAACAAAAAACCCGCCGAAGCGGGTTAAGTGCGGGTGCATTGAGGATGCCTGACATATCAGAGGTGGCGGGAGATTACTCTCCCGCCTGGTCACTCTTACTCTCTAGATTCGTAGTCTACGAAAACAGCGACCTCCGTCTGTCCGGTTCGGATTCGTACCTCGCAGAGGTCTTTCCTCGTTACCAGTGCCGTCACTATGACGGTTAAACAGATGACGATCAGGGCGATTAACATCGCCTTTTGCTGCTTCATAGCCTGCTTCTCCTGTGTAAGTTCACAGAGATATTGCAATTACCTCAGGATAAGTAAGGGGAAATTGCACTATGCAAATGCAGCATCTGATGGTTGGCTATCCTAAGTACTACCAAACGGCCGATTATGCGTTGAGGCTTTCAGTGATGGCTGATACAGCAACAATGAGAATGAAGGCTCTGCACTTCTGGGATAAACACGGTATTTCTGCGGCTTCTGAAGCCTTTGGCGTGTCCTGCCGCACGCTTTACTGGTGGCGTCAGTTACTGAACAAGGAAGGACCTGAGGGGCTAATCCCGCACAGTAAGGCACCTCTGGTGCGACGAAAAAAACACTGGCATCCCGATGTGCTGAAAGAGATTCGACGCCTCAGGACAGAGCTGCCGAACCTCGGTAAAGAGCAGATTTTTGTTCGCCTGAAGCCCTGGTGCGAACAGCGCTATCTGGCCTGTCCGAGTGTTTCCACCATCGGCAGAATGATCGCTGCCGCACATGATAAAATGCGGATGATACCTGTGCGTCTGGGATCGCGGGGGAAGGCACTGCTTGTCAAAAAGCGGTCTGCCAAACCCCGCAGGCCAAAGCACTATCGCCCGGTAAAGACAGGTGAGCTCATTGGGATGGACGCCATTGAGCTCAGAATGGGCGAACTGCGTCGCTATGTCATCACCATGATCGACGAATGCAGCAATTACGCGCTGGCGCTGGCTGTGCCGTCACTCAACAGTGATATCGTCAATCACTTCTTCAGCCGCGCAGCCCGGTTGTTCCCGGTCGGTATCAGCCAGATAATCACAGATAACGGAAAAGAGTTCCTGGGAAACTTCGACAAAACGCTGCAGGAAGCCGCTATCAAACACCTCTGGACCTATCCCTACACGCCAAAAATGAACGCTATCTGTGAACGTTTTAACCGGACGTTAAGAGAGCAGTTTATTGAATTTAATGAGATTTTACTCTTTGAAGATCTGGCGCTATTTAATCAGAAGCTGGCGGAATATCTGGTGCTGTATAACAGCAAAAGGCCCCATAAGGCGCTCGCGCTAATGACACCCGTGGAATATATTTTAAGAGAGAACAAAAATTGCAATATGTGGTGGACCCATACAACTCCTTGCCTTTCGGCACGTAAGAGGCTAACCTAGATTTGCCGTTCATAGATTGAGCCTCAGATTAATGTTAAGCGTCTTGCAGGACGCGTAATGTTAACTGGGGCTTTTCTCTATCTGCCTTTTGGCATTCATGCCTGAGACAGATAGCCTCAAGCACCCGCAGCAATTCTACTTAACTCCCGTAACCTCGCCAATATGAAATCAATCAGAAAGGTGATCCATAAAATCACTCCTTCTCTTCTTTACCGTAGTGGAGTTGACCAATTTTGATAAGAGGGCGTCCCTGAGATTTGCGGTGTAGATTGGTATCGCGCAGAGAATGCACACAGCCACAATATTCCTGCTGATAGAATTGTTCGCGTTTGCTGATTTCAATCATGCGGGACAAGCCCCCCTGCTTGCGCCAGTTATAATCCCAGTACACAATTCCCGGATAATGTGCGACAGCTCGCCGTCCGCAGTCGTTAACCTGCTGCATATTTTTCCAGCGTGAAATGCCCAGTGAACTGCTGATCACACTGAAACCATTTTCAGCGGCGTACAGCGCTGTCCGCTCAAAACGCATGTCAAAACACATAGTACAACGCCTCCCACGTTCGGTCTCCCATTCCATTCCTTTGGCTCGCTCAAACCAGTTGTCAGTGTCGTAATCAGCATCGATAAACGCTACACCGTGTTGTTCTCGATTCCTGAGGCCTGAAGAGTCTCCATCACTTCACCGGAACATGGTGCACAACAAGAGTGTAATAGTAGTTTGTTTGCCCCGTTTGGGAGCTCCAACTTAGGACGTTTGAAATCAGCAACTGTCATAAATGTTTACGTCGGGGTAATGAAACTTGCAAGGAGTGTAGCATCAGAGTGTACTGCCCCCAAAAGTTGGCAGTTAAACAAGAGGCTAGATATTTTGAGCAAAATTTCAAGATCAACTAATGCTCCTTTTTTGAACAAGCGTCCTGATGATACCAATCAGATCGCATTACAATGCTATCTTTACTGATAAGTCAGTTGATTGTTTCGTTAAAATGCTTCTTAATACCGTAAACTTATTACTCCAGCACAGATAACATATAATGAAATAGCCATGAAAATAGACATTAAAAATAAAAATGGGAATACACAACACCTAGACGTGTCATCGTTGATTATTACACTTAATAATGGAGAAACTATTGAAATCACAGATGAAAACAAAAGTCGCCCAATTGATATACCTGAGGGGGTTACAGTGTGGGGAGGCCAAGCTCCCGATCAAGGAGCAAGCATAGATCAACTAAAAAAGACAACTCGTGGCATAGGAATATATCCACTAGCCTCCAATATGGTGCACATATTCCCTTATTCTTTAAAAAAGTAAAATCTTATGTAGCGTTTTAGCAGATACCAAATAAAGAGTGGAACTAAAATTTGATTTTAGCGCAGTGCCAGATGAGGCGATGGCTCTGCGCCGTAGATACACCAACTTAAACTTGAGCTATTACATTTTGATTTTGCTTACCGAACAAATTTCTGGATATTTCCTCGATAAAACATCAGTACACGCTTCATCACTTCTCTCTTACGGCACTCGCTACAGATTATGTTTAGACGACTGTCGTAGCGACGTATTTCTCCGTCAGGAAATGACCAGATAAGGTCCAGATCAACCACAGCAGGTTTCTTCACCTTTGCCCTCGAGAGTTTTTTGCGGGCGTTTTGCCAGTCCTTACGCGCCTGTTCAGACGGGAATAACCCGTAGCCGGAGTTGTATACATCGCCACTGGCAACCAGCTCTCTGGCGAGAACACTCATCAGATATCTTGTCGCACCTGTTTTAGCTTCCAGTTGCCGTAACGTCTCTCGACCGCTCTGGCGCACGAGTTCCACCACCTGCCCTTTAATTTTTTCTCGCTCTTCTTGTGTAAATACTTTTGCCACAAGCCCTCCTGAAAATTACCTCATGACCCGAAATAAACACTTACCCCCTGAACCCTGGGGGAATTTCGGTATCCGGTTCAGAAATATGATTCACACAACGCTGTACAGGCGGACGCCCCAGACGAATAACCAGCTCATCCCATTTTTCACGAAGCTTTGACGGGCTCATGACGTTTTTTACCCAGAATGGATCCCGCTGTACCCGACCAAACATTTCGCAAATTTGTCTGTGAGTTCTGCCATCCAGCATCCGCATTGTGCGCACATCATTGGCCCATGCGGTCCAGTTTGGTTCTTTCGGTCGCGTGATCTCGCCATCATCGCTGGCAGCCTGCTCGTAAAGACTCACGATTCGTCCCCAGATCCACTGTGCGCACGCCAAATCTTCCTGACTTCCCCACTGGCGTTTTTTCGCACTGAACACAACCGCGTCAGGGTGTCGGGTTAAAAAATCCTGTTCAGCCGTCTGCGAGTCCGGTTGCGAAGCTTCCGGACGAGAAGTGTTTTTATTCTCTGTAGTAATCTCTGTTGTATTCTCTGTAAGATCATCAGGCCATTTTGACCCGATGACATTGGGTCGTTTTGAACCAATGGAGCGTGCCATTTTGACCTCTTCCATCGTGTCATTTTGACCTGATGGAGCGGCGCATTTTGACCTGATGGATTCGCTCACTTTGCCACCATCTAAAAGCTCACTCTCGTAATTAATCGTGTAAAAATTAGTCATGTCACGCTTTGATTTGTTGAGCTTTTCGCAACGCAAAAGCCCCAGCGTTTTCAGACTTGCAAATGCGCGTTTTAACGTTGACTCTGACCAGAACGGGAACTGTTCCAGCCATTGTTCTGTTGTGTTATAAATCCAGCGAACCCCGTTACATTCCATGCCGGAATTAGTATCTCTCAACCAGTAATGCAGCTGCTGCAGTACAATGGCTTCATTCAGGCCAATTTTCATCGCCAGCTGCGTGTTAATAACCAGTGGGCGTTCAGCAAAAAGAAGACTCATAATTCCATCCGGCTTTTTGTTGATATTGCTGACGATACGCATGCTTGAAAGCAATAGCTTTTTCTATAAGCTCGTCAGTCTCACGCTCCACAACAGCAGGATCTGCCAAAAGCAGACCGGACTCCACCACATCGCCATATTCTTTGTTTAACCCGGCGATCATGTACGTAATGCTTTTTCCGTCAGTAATTTCACAATACAACCTGAAATCGCTGATCCGGATAGCCTCCATAATTGCCGGAATCAGCGCCGTGAATTTTTCCCGCTTATCCCTGGTGTCGATAGCTTTCCAGCGTTCGAATATCTTCACCCGGTTGACGCCCAGCGCCCGTTGATCAACCGCGCCATCATCAAACGTGACGCGTTGAACATCGATGTTCGGGCGTTCTTTCAGAGCCCAGAATGCTTCCGTGATTAATATCGTCGCCTGCTCCTGTGTCATTCCTGGTCGGCATACCCAGGCATCCAGAGCCTCACAAACCTGTTCAGGGGTGATTTTCATTGTTCAACCGCCCCGCCCGCTTTGCCTTACGATATTCGTCATAAACTTTGGGGTCGTACTGAAGTTCCCCGCCGGATGCCTCTTGCAGGCGCATCGCGCGACCTTCAGGAACCAGTTCCCCCCATGCAGCAACACTTGCCAGTTTCACTCCTGCGGCATTGGCAAGTTTTGTTTTGCTGCCAAAAAAAGTAATTGCGTCAACTTTAAGCATCAAAACCCCCTCTTGTTAGATATTCCTAACAGTAATGTGCACGGGATACCTAAGTCAAGAAAAATTAGAATTACCTAACTATGGATACAAGAACCCTAGGCCAGCGAGTTCTGGCACGACGAAAAGAATTACGCCTAACACAACGAGAAGCTGCACGCCTCGCTGGGGTAGCTCACGTCACAATTTCACAATGGGAAAGAGACGAAACCCAACCGGTCGGGAAGCGGTTATTTGCTTTAGCTGATGCGCTGAAGTGCTCGCCTACATGGCTAATGTTTGGTGACGAAGACAAGGCACCAGTGCCAGCACAAGAACTTCATGTGGAAACCGAGTTAACTCCCAGCCACAAAGAATTGATCGAATTATTCGATGCTCTTCCCTCCTCCGAGCAGGAAGCCTTACTGTCTGAAATGCGCGCAAGAGTAGAGAATTTCAATAAACTCTTCGAAGAAATGCTTAAAGCACGTAAAAACAAATCAATAAAATAACACTCCTTTCAGATACTTAGATTCCCTCACTCTTTTTGTTAGACCAATCTAACAAAAAACACTTGCCACATTTGTTAGGTTATTCTAAATTAATCTCCATCAAGACACCGCACGGTGTTCTCAGCAAACAGTTCCGCTACCCCGGCGTTAAGGGGAAATGAGGTCAGCATGGATACTATCGATCTTGGCAACAACGAATCTCTGGTGTGCGGCGTGTTCCCAAACCAGGACAGTACGTTCACCGCAATGACGTATACCAAAAGCAAAACGCTTAAAACCGAATCTGGCGCGCGTCGCTGGTTAGCCAGAAACACTGACTGATGAGGTTGACGATGGAATTTAAAGATTTACCAATACCATTCCAGGAAATGGCAGCGAATATAGTTCGTTCTCAATTGGCTACTCTTGACCTGAGTACCGTAGAAAAAGAAACCATCGATAATATATCCGGTAACGTGCGCCGAGCCTTTATCGGGCTATACAAAGAGAAGCAGCTCTCTGATAACCAGGATTTACATGAAAAATACTTTCTGGAATTAATGGACATCATTAATAAGGGATTTGGCCTGTTAATGAAAAAGAAAGGGATTCGAATAGACCCCCTTGAAAATCACTTTACAGCAAGCAGTATTAATTCCTGTGATTTAAAGCATCACACATCCGATGGGAAAGTTGAATCCACCTATAAAATATCAATTAATCATTAATTTATTCACGGGTGAGGTAGAGTGCGTGCGCCGGACACGGGCGAGCATCCGGCACTGACAGTTTACTGAAAGGATATTTCCCTGAAAAGTCAGACCATAACGCGAAAGCGCACGGCGAGGTAGCTGGTTCATAGATAGCCTGTCGTTAAATTTTCGTCGACCGTGCGCTTCCGGTTGTGGCACTCCGCGAAATGGCGCGGCGGTAAGTATGGCGGGGTTATTCCTTCCCCGTTGAGGACACCGGGTTGTCAGGTTGACCATACGCTTAAGTGACAACCCCGCTGCAACGCCCTCTGTTATCAATTTTCTGGTGACGTTTGGCGGCATCTGTTTGCCCATGAACTGATGTCCGCCCTTTTTAAAGTGAATTTTGTGATGCGGTGAATGCGGCTAAGCGCACGCGGAACAGTTAAAGCTAAAAACAGTGTTATGGGTGGATTCTCTGTATCCGGCGTTAATTGTTAACTGGTTAACGTCACCTGGAGGCACCAGGCACCGCATCACAAAATTCATTGTTGAGGACGCGATAATGGAAACGTTATTACCAAACGTTAATACGTCTGAAGGTTGTTTTGAAATTGGTGTCACTATCAGCAATCAGATATTTACTGAAGATGCCATTAATAAAAGAAAACACGAACAGGAACTGCTAAATAAAATATGCATTGTTTCGATGCTGGCCCGTTTACGTCTGATGCAAACAGGATGCAGGCAATGAATACGGCATTTGTACTCGTTCTGACTGTTTTTTTTGTTTCTGGTGAACCGATTGATCTTGTTATTGACATACATGACTCAATGGAAGAATGCATGACTGCCGCGGCAGAGCAAAAAATTCCCGGGAACTGTTATCCTGTCGACAAAATTATTCGCATGAACAATAACGAAATCCCGGCAGGCCTTTAAAACAGCCCCATAATAAATATCCGGTTTTATTTTTATATGTCAGCAATGGCAGGGATTTGTCCACCCTTAAATCTGTAATGAGGTAAAACAAAATGAGTAAAGTCTTTATTTGCGCCGCCATTCCGGACGAACAGGCAACAGCAGAAGGCGCCAAACCTGTGGCCACTGCCATTGAAGCAGGCGACGAACGCCGGGCAAGAGCCAAATTTAGCTGGTTATTTCTGGAACAATACCCGGAAGCTCAGGACTGTGCTTATAAATTTCTTGTCTGCGAGGATAAACCCGGCATGGCCCGCCCTGCTCTCGATTCCTGGGATTCCGAATATATGCAGGAAAACCGCTGGAATGAGGAGTCGGCTTCCTTTGTTCCGGTCGACCCTGAACCGGATACAGAAACTGTTAACTTTAATCAGTTATCTGAAGACAAGCGGGCTGCTGTCCTTGTCAGGTTCGGTACACATGAAAACATCACCGTGGATATGGTCATCAATGCAAGCGGGCTTCTCGGCGATGACGAGATGACGACTTTTGATGGACACCTCGCTGAAGCAATTATCCGGACCAGAGAAATTAACGCCATGTATCCAGAGCGTCAGATTGAGTACATCAACGATGCCAGACGTGATTTAAAACCAACAGCCAAATGGCCCGACGTTCAGGCGTATTTTCTCGAACGTAAAAAACGCATGGAAAAGGAGCGCAAAGAAGGTGGCGCATATAATTCCGTCGTCGATCTTGCCCGCGCCAGAGTCAACCGGCAAGGCACTGAAAACTCTGCAGGAAAAACTGACTCCGTAACTGCTGTCATTCGTCGCGAATACAAGCAGACATGGAAAACACTGGATGAAGAACTGGCCTACGCTTTCTGGCCTGGTGATATTGATGCCGGAAACATTGACGGCAGCATCCATCGCTGGGCAAAAAATGAGGTTATCGACAAAGATCGCGAAGACTGGAAGCGTATTTCCGCATCAATGCGCAAACAACCTGATGCCGTTCGCTACGACCGTCAGACTATTTTTGGCCTTGTCCGTGAGCGTCCGATCGACATTCACAAAGATCCCGTGGCGCTGAACAAATACATCACTGAATACCTGGCGACAAAGGGCGTGTTTGAGGATGAAGAAACAGACCAGAGCACTGCTGATATTCTCCAGCCGTCAGCAGCACAAACTGATGCAGTGGAAACTGAAGTATCTGATACCCAAAAAAATGAAAGCGCGCTGGAAACTGAACCATCTGTAGAGCGTGAGGGGCCGTTCTACTTCCTCTTCACCGATAAGGATGGCGAAAAATATGGTCGTGCAAACAAACTTTCTGGTCTGAATAAGGCGCTGGCTGCAGGGGCTACTGAAATCACGAAAGAAGAATATTTTGCCCGTAAAAACGGCACGTACTCAGGTTCACAACAAAATACTGGTGCATCTGACACGACCGCACAACCAGAGCCGGTAAAAGTTACCGCTGACGAAGTAAACAAAATTATGCAGGCAGCCAATATCAGCCAGCCTGACGCCGATAAGTTGCTTGCTGCCTCTCGCGGAGAATTTGTTGCAGGGATTAGCGACCCGAATGATCCGAAATGGGTGAAGGGGATTGAAACCCGCGATTCTGTAAACCAGAACCAGCAAGAATCGGAACAGAACGACCAGAAAGCGGAACAAAACAGCCAAAATGCGTTACAAAACGAGCCAGAAACGAAACAACCTGAGCCAGTAGCGCAACAGGAACCGGAAAAAGTCTGCACCGCCTGCGGTCAGAGCGGTGGCGGCAACTGCCCTGATTGTGGCGCGGTGATGGGCGACGCAACATACCAGGAAACATTCGATGAAGAGAATCAGGTTGAAGTTCAGGAAAATGACCCGGAGGAAATGGAAGGCGCTGAACATCCACACAAGGAGAATGCTGGCAGCGCTCAGGACCACGCCAGCGATAATGAAACTGGTGAGACGGCAGATCCCTTAATTGTGGTGAACGGTCATCACGTTATCACATCCACCAGCAGAGTGTGGTACCACCTGATGATCGACCTTGAAACAATGGGAACCAACACCAATGCGCCCATCGTGGTTATTGGTGCGGTTTTCTTCGACCCACAAACAGGGGAAATCGGGCCAGTATTTTATATCGTTATCAGTCTGACTGACGCAATGAATACAGGGGCTGCTCCTGACGGTGGAACCATCAAATGGTGGCTGAAGCAGTCCAGTGAAGCCAGAGCTGCCATTTTAACAGACCAGGTAAAACTGAAGGATGCCCTTTCGCGGTTTCGGGAGTTCATCAACGAATACTCAGATGAAAAATTCGTTCAGGTATGGGGTAATGGTGCAACTTTCGATAACGCAATTTTGCGCACCTCATACGAACGTCTGGACATCCCCTGCCCGTGGCGCTACCACAACGATCGCGATGTACGCACAATCGTTGAGCTGGGAAAAACAATCGACTTTGATGCTGGAACCGTTATTCCATTCGAAGGCGTTCGCCACAATGCACTGGATGACGCCCGTCACCAGGCAAAATACGTTTCAGCAATCTGGCAAAAACTGATCCCGAATCCGGTTGATTTTTAATGTTCAACCCTGATCGCCGTCTCCGAATTATATTGGCGGCGGTCATGCTGTAAGGCACGTGACCACATGTACGAATTAACTCTATCGCCAGCAGAGATTCAAGAGATCACGAAATACGAGCGATACACAAAACAGCAACACCAGTTAAGGCTGCACGGTATCCCATTTGTAATCGGTCCTAAAAACGAACCAATAGTTCTTCGCAGGGATATTCCACACGGACTGGCTACGATGCCAAAAGCACCTGAACTGGTTTCCGCTGAACCCGATTTTGAGGCGCTGAACAATGGGAAGACCAAGAAAAAACAAAAAAGATAATGCATTACCACCGCGTGTTAGATCGAATGGTTACAGTTACGTATGGAAACCCGAAGGAAGCACAAGAACTATAGGGCTCGGAAGAGTGCGGGAAACCAGCGTAGCTAAAGTCTGGCAAAATTATGAGCTGGAAAAAGCAAAACTCCACAACATAATGACAGTAGCTAAATTATGGCACATGTTTATGGACTCCCCTGCATTTACAGAACTGGCACCCCGAACCCAAAAAGATTATCGGCAACATCAAAGGGCATTGTTGGCAGTATTCGGAAAAGTGCTTGCTGATAATGTAAAAATTGAACAGGTAAGAATTTTCATGGATAAGCGAGGACTTGAGAGCAAGACCCAGGCAAACCATGAACTGGCAAGTCTGAGCCGTGTATACGGATGGGGATATGAGCGTGGGTATGTGAAAAATAATCCATGCAAAGGAGTCAGAAAATTCACACTTAAAGCCCGTACTGTTTACATCACCGATGAACAGTATGCTGCAATATATGCGGAAGCAATTCCACAGTTACGTATTGCAATGGAGATATCCTATCTTTGTGCGGCAAGGCTCGGTGATGTACTCGAGCTGAAATGGCAGGATATTATGGATAAAGGGATTTACATTGAGCAAAACAAGACCGGCACTAAACAAATCAAGGAATGGTCTCCGCGATTACGTACGGCGATCCAGTTAGCCCGAAATGTATCTTCCGGCACATGCGAGTATGTGATCAACACAACCAAAGGCGGGAAGGTAATAGCCAAGACGCTGAACAACTGGTGGAATCAGGCTAAACGTGCAGCCGAGCAAAAAGCCGGCGTTCCGTTTGGGTGCAACTTCCATGACATAAAAGCCAAAGGGATTTCAGATTACGAAGGCAGCAGTCGCGACAAACAAATTTTCAGTGGACACAAAACAGAAAATCAGGTGTTGATTTACGATCGTAAAACCAAAATCACCCCAACACTGGATTTGCCGCTTGTGGTCAGTAAGTAG